TAATTATTATTAAATATATATTAAATAATATAATATATAATAAATATATAAATAATATTATAATAACAAATAAAGAACTTGTCAAGCTTCTTTATTGTGTTAAATCTTTACAGGAATCTTCTGATAAAGATCAATACACCATTGACGACCTAGAACTAAAATTCTTCTCTGACTATCCATTCTTGAAAGATGTAGAAAAGGAAATCTTCAATACAATCTTCGACAAGCTTCGTTCATTGGAGATTGACGACACTCGCATTGAGGAATATCTCGACAAACAACGATCTGCTGTTATGGCTCGTGAGGTTGCAGAGATGGCTCTTGAAGTCACAGAGGGTAGAAAAGACTTTAACGAGATTCTTGACAAAATCTCTAAGATGGAAATTGACAGACCAAACGAGGAAGAGATTACATTCGTCACAGATGACCTAGAGGAGTTGTATGAATCTCAAGTGACTACCAAGGGACTTAGATGGCGTTTAAACTGTCTCAATCAATCTTTGGGTAGTCTTAGACAAGGGGACTTTGGTTTTCTGTTTGCTAGACCTGAGACAGGGAAGACAACATTCTTGGCTAGTGAAGTCACACACATGGCAACACAAGCAGAGGGGAACATTCTTTGGTTCAACAACGAGGAACAGGGCAGTAAAGTCATGATGAGATGTATTCAAGCCTCACTTGGCTTGTCTCTACCTGAACTCTATCGAGACATCAAGGCTAACAAAGAGAAGTTTATTGAGAAGACGCAACACAAGATTAAAATCTTTGACCAAGCTTCAATTAGCTACAAAGATGTCAATAAGATTTGTGAGCAGATTAAACCTAGCTTAATTATATTCGACCAGATAGACAAGATTAAAGGGTTCGAGCAAGACAGGAATGATTTGATGCTAGGATCTATTTACCAATGGGCTAGAGAACTTGCTAAAGACTATGCCCCTGTGATTGCAGTGTGTCAAGCTGACGGATCAGGTGAAGGAGTTAAGTGGCTTAACATGGGTAATGTTGCTAATGCTAAAACATCTAAACAAGCGGAAGCAGATTGGATTCTAGGCATTGGTAAGACGAATGATGAGGGCTTGGAGTATATGAGGCACTTCTGTATCTCTAAGAACAAACTTGTAGGCGATAATGATTCAATACCTGACATGAGACATGGCAAGTTTGATTGTGTTATTAAACCTGATGTTGCAAGATATGTAGATGTGTGATAGAATATAGATATGAACACAATAATCTTAGATGTAGAAACAACGATCCACGCTAATGGAAACCCATTCTCTGAAAGGAATAAACTTTGCTATGTCGGACTTCATCATAATAATGTTTCTAGTTTATTTGATATTGAATATAGTGGAAATCCGTACAGGGAACAACTTAACGCTATACAGAATGTGCTTGACAATGACGCTATTCTTGTTGGCTTTAACATTAAGTTTGACTTGCACTGGATAAGGAAATATGGACTTAATTTTATGGATAGGCGTATTTGGGATTGTCAGTTGGTACATTTTATTCTCACTAATCAACAGAATCCCTATCCGTCACTTAATGGTGTCGCTGAGTACTATGGTTTGGGTAGTAAGCTTGATGTTGTTGCTACTGAGTATTGGGGGAATGGGATAGACACACCTGATGTTCCTAAAGACATTCTTGAGGAGTATCTAAAGCAAGACCTACTTCTAACAGAGGCAGTGTTTAAACGGCAGTATGAGGAAGTAATGTCTCTACCTTCAGAACGACAACGATTGATTAGCTTACACAATCAGGACTTGCTTGTTTTAGAAGAGATGGAGTATAATGGAATTTTATTTGATGAAGATAGGAGTTTAGAACTTGGTGCCTTACTGGAAAAGGAAGTCGGATTACTTGATGAGGAATTGGCTAAAACTTTTAATATTGATGGTTTTAACTTTAATAGCAAAGATCACCTCAGTTGTTTGTTGTATGGTGGTAGGATTACTATACCCAAGAAAGAAGTTATCGGAGTTTATAAAACTGGCGAGAGAAAAGGGCAAGTAAAAGAAGGGTGGAAAGATCACACCTATGACTTACCTAGATTAATTGAGCCACTAAAAGGGAGTGAATTAAAAAAAGATGGGTACTATAGCACAGATGAACAGACGCTTAGAAGCCTTAGGGGCACAGGAGTTTCTAAAGGAATTATTCAACTTATCCTTAAACGGAGTGGACTTGAAAAGCGTAGAGGCACTTACTATTCAGGACTCCCTGAACTCAGAGAGAATCAAGGTTGGAGTAAAGGTACGCTACATGGACAACTCAACCAGTGCGTTGCTAGAACTGGTCGCCTTAGTTCCTCAAAGCCGAATCTACAAAATTTTGATGGAGAAATAAAAGAACTATTTTATTCACGATACTAGGAGAAACTTATGAATGATGATTATGACTATGATGTACCTGATATGAACCCTTCAGAAGATGAAGCATACTTCTATCACACTCTTGGAGACTTTGAGAGTTATGTTAAAGACTTAGGTGCTAAGTATGTTTTAACAGAGATGAATGAAGATGTTAGGAAGATGTTAGAAGAAGCGTTTAAACAATGCTAATTCAGGGTGATGCCTCTGCACTTGAATGGAGGTGTGCAGCTTTCCTAAGTAAAGACAAGGTAGCTTATGAAGAGATTTGGAACAATGTAGATCAACACACTGACAACCAAACTCGCTTTGGCTTACCTAGTCGTCTTATTGCTAAGACCTTTGTGTTTAGACTTATCTATGGTGGCAGTGCTTACTCTTATGCTAACGACCCTAACTTTGCTGAGGTAAGTAAGAGTGAGAAGTTTTGGCAAGGAGTCATTGACGAGTTCTATAGCAAGTATAAAGGACTTCACAAGTGGCACATTAAACTTATGCAAGAAGCTACAACGACTAAGATGGTTAAACTTCCTACTGGTAGAATCTATCAGTTTGAACCTGAATTAAGACGAGGGGAGAAAGTGTTCCCTCGCACCACAATTCTTAACTACCCTGTGCAAGGACTTGGGGCAGATTTGATGACACTGGCAAGAGTATCTTTATATAACCGAATGAGGAAATTAAACTATGAAAAGGCGAGACTTGTTAATACAGTTCATGATTCCATTATCATTGATTGTGATAGTGGCTTTACTGATACTTTAGCTAAGACAATGTTAAATGTATTTGAAGATGTTCCTAAGAACTTTCAGAAGATGTTTGGGACTGAGTTTGACCTCCCAATGAAGGCAGAAGTACAGGTTGGAAATAATTGGAAAGATATGGAAATTTGGGTTGACAAGTAATATGGATGTGGTATAATATATGTATAGTCTTATAAAAAGACTAATAAACAAGGAGATAGTATGATTATAGAAATTATTGATGTAGGTTCACCTGAGTCAGTGAAAACTGGTAAAGGACAATATCAGACATTACAAGTGAGTTTCAAGAATGAACAAGGGCAAGTACAAGGTAAGAAGCTTATGTCATTCAGTAACCCAGCTGTATTCAAGGATATTCAAGGTTATACTAAAGGTGATAGAGTGGATGTTCTCACTGTTAAAGAAGGTGATTACTGGCAGTGGAAAGCTATCGACAAAGAAGGTGAAGCTCCTCCAAGACCAGCAGCAGCACCTACCTCAACTGGTGGCGGTGGTAAGGTCATTGGTAGCAACTACGAGACAGCAGAAGAAAGAGCTAGACGACAAGTGTATATCATTCGTCAATCTTCTCTAGGCACTGCAGTGGAATTGTTAGGTAGTGGTGCAGCAGTAGCTGATGTCATTAACACTGCAAAACAGTTCGAGGCTTATGTCTTCTCTAAAGAAGCTGAAGGCGAAGTAGATTAATGGAAGCTTTGATGGATGGCGATATTTACGCATTTCGAGTAGCTTGTACTACAGAGAATGATAACGAAGCTATCGCTGTCTATCGTGTCAATGAGATGATTGAGAATACTTTAGCTGAGGTGGAAGCATCTGAGTATAAATTATTCTTGACATCTCCTGACAATTTCAGGAAGCACATCTATCCTGAATACAAGGCTAATCGTACTGCAACCAAACCTAAGCACCTACAATTCCTTAGAGACTATTTAGTTGAGAGTTGGCAAGGAACAGTTGCTGAGAAGATGGAAGCAGACGATTATCTTGGTATCAATCAAAATAAATCTAGCATCATCTGTTCTATAGATAAAGACTTGTTGCAAGTGCCTGGAAAGCACTACAACTTTGTTAAAAAAGAATTCTATGAAGTAGATGAAGAAACTGGATTTAGAAACTTCTACACACAACTTCTCACAGGTGATACTTCTGATAACATAAAAGGTATAGCAGGTATTGGACCAGTTAAGGCTAAGAAAGCTTTAGCTGATTCTTTCACTGAGCAAGAAATGTTCTCTGTAGTTAGAGATATGTATAAGAATGATGAATGGATGATAATGAATGGAAGATGTTTACACATCCTCAGATCATTAGATGATGATTGGACAAATCATTTTGAAAGGTTAGCACTTGGCGACAAATAAGGAATGGACTGAAGGTCGCTTAAAATCATTTATAACTTCTACCCTAAGAGGTGGATTTAGAAGGTACCCCCCAAAATATGAATCTCTTAAAGAAGCTCAAGTTGGTAAGAAAATTAACAACAAATCTCAACGCTTGGCTATGCACTATGAATGTGGTAAATGCAAAGGGCATTTCCCTGCTAAGGAGGTTCAAGTGGATCACATACTTCCTGTGGTCTGCCCTAAGAAAGGATTCGAGTCGTGGGATATATTTATTGCACGGCTCTTTTGTTCATCGGATAATCTACAAGTACTCTGCAAAGGTTGTCATGACATCAAAACAAAAGACGAAAGGGTAAAGCGTGTTAGTAAAAGGACTAAAACCTGATGGCTCTTTTGAGAGTGTAGAAATAGACGAACAAGAAGAAGAAATATTATTAAAGATTGTATCAAGATATATAACTAACAACTGTGTACTAGAACAAACGGAAGATGGTCATGAGATTCATTTGCACTACCTTCCTGATTGGATATTTGAAGGGAAAATGCAATGAGTAAAAATGACATAACAGGTGATTCAATTAGAAGTAAACCTTTGTCTAAAGAAGCAGAAGATAATTGGGATAGAATATTTCGTAAGAAGAGTTTAGATTATGAATATGAGTTAAATAAAAGTACAGGTGATGTAGAGAAAAGATTTAAAGATGGTATATCTAAACCTAATGGAGAACAGTTTAATGACGAGTAAAATACTGCTACTAGATATTGAGACCAGTCCTAATACAGCTCATGTGTGGGGTATATGGGATCAGAACATTGGGTTAAACCAACTACTTGAATCCTCTTATACTTTATGCTATGCTGCTAAATGGCTAGGTAAGAAAGAAGTTATATTTGATTCTGTGAATAAGTCGTCACAAAAGAAGATGCTACAAGGTATCCATAAACTTCTCGACGAGGCTGATGCAGTCATTCACTACAATGGTGCTAGGTTTGACATACCAACACTTAACAAGGATTTCATTCTTAATGGATTAACACCTCCTGCTCCGTTTAAACAGATTGACTTGCTACAAGTTGCTAAGAGACAGTTTAGATTTGTATCTAATAAACTTGACTATGTTTCTCAAGCCCTGGGACTTGGTAAGAAGACTGCACATGAAGGACACGAATTGTGGATTAAGTGCATGAACAAAGACCCACAAGCTTGGAAGACAATGGAGAAGTATAATAAGAATGATGTTATACTCTTAGAGAATGTCTATCAACGCTTTAAGCCTTGGATTAAGAATCACTTGAATTTATCTGTCTTATCTGAAGATGGTTTAGTCTGCCCTAATTGTGGTGGAAAACATCATCAGAAGAGAGGGTATGCAGTTACAGCTAGTGCTAAGTATCAACGCTTCCAATGTCAAGGATGCGGTAATTGGTTTAGAGGTACTAAGAGTATTAGTCATAAAACAGGAGAGAAATATGTCAACATCACTTAGTAAACAAATTGGAGGGGATCATTATAAGAAATTTATTATACAACCTATCGAGTTTATAACTAAAAATAATATCCCTTTTATAGAGGGAAACATAATTAAGTACATTTGCAGATGGAAAGACAAGGGTGGTAAAGCTGACCTAGATAAAGTCATTCACTATGTAGAGTTGCTAAAAGAATTGAAAACATGATAACATTAACAGAATTACAAGAAAAGATTATTGAACAAGTTTCAGAGGTAGATTTAATTGATCTTCTCGGACTTACTACTGAGGATTTAGTCTATGCCTTCCAAGACAAAATTGAAGACAGATTCGACAAGTTGGTCAGTGAGTTGGAACTTGGAAATAGCACTTCCTCCGATTAATTTATATAACTACGCTATAAGAAAGAAACTAATGGATAAAAGTCAAAAGATATTAAGTGACATAACCATATTTAATAAATATGCTAAATATGTCCCTGAAGCACAAAGAAGGGAAACTTGGGAAGAGTTAGTTAGTCGCAACATGGTAATGCACATGAAGAAATACCCACAACTGAAAGAGGAAATTAAAGATGTTTACAAATATGTTTACAATCGTCAAGTATTGCCTTCAATGCGTAGCCTTCAATTTGGAGGTACTCCTATTGAACTTAGCAATAAT